CGAACTCTGCAGCAAACAGACCTTACCTACGCAATCCTCCCGGAGATCAACCCAGTCCCCAACAACACTAGCCGCATGCGATTCCCAGTTAAATGAACACTTTTACTTGCTAATTCTGATAGTAAAATTGTCTTTGCTAAAGCTTGTACCGCAGGATGCGATGATTGAGGATGAGTGAGTGAACAACTTTCTAAAAGCTTCTCTCCTGAGTCATCACAAAAGAAAAACTGTCTTGGCGTCTTTACAACTCGATACTGCATACAATGATATAACTCATAATTGTTAAAAGCTTCTTCAAAGGCCGGTCTTTGAGACAATGGAACTCCAACCGCAGCATAAAAATCCGGTAACATCTTAGAATTTTGAGCCGCTATTTTGAGTCCGAACTTGAAAATTTCTTGATTCATCTTACCTGGACCATATCTTCCTTGAATTCCATTTGCTAGAGCCCCCATTCTGGTCCTTTTCAAGGATCGAAGACCACAATACTTCAATAACATCGCCGCATCACTATACGGAAACACTTCAAGGGACAGCGACACTCGGTCAATCACATTGTGCAGAGGTCGATGTGGAATCGCTTCACATTTCTCTCCTTCAAGAACGTAGTATAAGAGACAGGAATCAGTTTTCTTCAGGTCTATTTTAGGCGTGAATTTCAATAACGAATTAATATACATATCGCCCACTTCTATGTCCTCTTGCTCTGTCAATTCAGCCTTTCTAACAGCGTCAAGCATCCGCGTTCTAATCTGATGTCCAACTACCATTCCATCAGGGATGAGAATTCCTTGTTGAGCCAATCTTCCTTGAGCTAATAAAGAAACGTTTATCTTCGCCTGATCACGCATTCCGTCTACACGTCTAGACAATCGATCTACGGAGTCCATTGTAAAAGCATCATTTATCCGGTAATCTTCAACTATCTTCGATTTACACGTAGTAACTAAATGTGCCGCTTCAGCATAAAAGTACTCATCTATCAGGTCGTTATTTAAAAATCTCCCTGGACTCATTCCATGATGACGATCATTCTTTATTTTGCACTCATGCTCCTTCCAATCTTCCATCGTATTAGAAATATCCCATAACCAACGCCGATTCCGATCTCCTCTCATGAAATAATATGAAGGAAAGTCAGTTAGCGAACCATCTGATCTATAGCATCTTAAAGGCGGCAACATTCCTCCTTGTTCATGCCACAGCGCACATATAGGGTAGTACATTCTGATATATTCGAATCTCATAGCATGATCCGTTTTCTTTAATTCTAAGGCTCTATCAGTTAGTCTGGCTCCGCACTTTTTGCCAAATTCAGACTTGATCAATTTCGCCGCTGATTCTGAAGATGCTTTTAACGTAATCCTTGCACAACAGCACATAGCTATAGCATAATATAACCTCACTAAACCTTGAGGATTAGCGCTTCGTGGACCCAAATCTGTACCTAGACCAAGAATTTCAGACATCTTTTCTGATAAAGACTTTCCCTCTCGTGGCCTTTCAGCAGTAAACAAGCTTACCCTGTCCGGATATCCAACAAACCTTCCCAACGCGACTCGCTGTTGTAAAAATTCGCACGTATTTCTAGACGTTTCTGGATCAACATTAAATCCCCACAGCCTTGTAGCGTTCATGTCAAACATCATATCTCTTTCAATGTCTGATTCCAAACCATGATATATGAAAAGCTCGTCATCACCTTGAACTTCGTGGAAAATTTGCGTACTAGAATACGATCCTTTCTTCTCTCTTGACCACTTCTCTCCTTGGGCTCCAGATATAAGGGTGTAACTATGGTGGGCGCCAGTGAAAGGTAAACCTGATGGAAAGGTAGGTTCTCGTGTACTTAGAAATCCGAGAATATCGTCTTTGATCTGACAATTTTGAGGTTGTAAAGCAGTAGCTGCTCTTGCACAGGCCAATTGTATACCGGTCACAGATTGCTTCTCTAGTTTGACTCTGTCTGAAAGAGGAACCGACTCATTAGGAGACCATCTCATTACCGTCGTTTCACCTGAGTTATAAGCAAAATATTTCGTCCGAGGAAGTCGAGACGCTACCCGCAGCACAAAATTCCACATAATTTGCTGGACATTAGCTTGAACACTGGCATCCATTCCTTCCACATCGGACGAATTAAAGCAATAGTATTTTGATGAAAAACATGATAGAGGTTGAATTAAATCAATAAAAGTACCTGTTTGTTTACCTGAAGAAGCGTGTTTTGTTAATTTTAGCATTGTTTCCAAGATTCTGAGAGCAGGAAATCCCAATAATGTACCGGCATTGTTAACTCCAGCCACCGCTCTTTGCCTCCTACCGATCTGATCTCTTCCAACTAACTTAGACGGAAGTCTCGCTAACTGTTCTAGTGCTTCCAGGGAATAGTAACTTTCCGATTCTAGACCAGCAGCAAAGACTCGAGATTTGATCACCTTCTGGACTGCGTTCGAATATGTCATCGTCACTTCCTGTTGAAAATCCCTCCCTGAGCTCGACGATGTCAGAAATAGCACAAAACTCTCTTCCCAATTTAATCCTAACAGCTTTTGTACTGTTCTCTCCACATAACGATCGGTATAGTAGACTGCTCGCGCGAATTGAGAGTTCGGGATTGGCTCTGCCCTGAGTACGATGGAATCGCCAAGCGTGATCACTGGTCTGAGTGCCGGAACTACAGTTGTACATAACTTCGGCTTGACTGCTTTGTCTAATGTCAGTGCTGGTTGGGAAGCGAAATACGTCCCGTCGTTGGCCATAATCCGGGTCACTATCCATGATCTGAGCATACACTGCACGTCCGTGACTTGTGACATACATTGGTTGATGTATTTCGTCGCTAATGGTGGGATAGATTCCTCTCTCTGTTTCCTGACCTTGTCCAATGTATCCATCGTGGATTTGAATTCCCGCGTCGTGAATTCGCTCGTAATCGTAACCACCCCAGTCGGAGACCATCTTGGTACTACCACTTTGTTCAGTTTGTGCAACCCCTCTCTTAGCCAAGATCTTATCTTCTTTTGTAGGGAAAGTTTCGTGTCCTGATATTTGTTTTCCGCCATGATGAGATATATTTGAAAGCATAGAATCACCTCCAGTTCTGTGATATTCCCGGCTAGCAACTGAGTCCCCAGATTCGAAACTGCGTAAAGTAGTAGAGGCAGAATTGATAATGTCTTGGTTTTTAACCATTGAACTTCCCTCCTTGATTCCCAAAAAGGTGGGTGCTGATGCTTGACGAGAAGAGTAGCTATGCATCTCGAAATTGGGTCCTTCACTTGTTTTGAGTCTGCTTGAGCTAAACATGCCAATTTGATCGCTAACAATTGTCTCCAAATATTACCCACACGCGATTGGTATAAAGATCTAGTTAGCATATGTTTTACTACCTTGAGTCCAGTTGGTAGTTCGTCTGACGAATACCGTTCGATTTGTTGGAATACTGATCTTACGTCACAAGTGACTAAATAATTAGGTTGCGTGGTATCTGCAAAACCAACAGATGTGGCCTCGGCAAAATATGTGTCTGGATCAAAAGGAGGAGGATCACGAATGTTCTTCGGAGTATTGTATTCGAAACTGAAAGAGTTTCCCGCTATTGTTGTGCCTGTTATAATTTCCCCTTCTTTTAAGACATCCCCGTCACGTAAGAAACCGTATAACTGATCCTTATCATCTAGTAGTTGTAGATCTTTGAGATATGAAAAATGTTGATTTGTTTGATAGGTCAGGCTTATTAAGATTTCTAGTAGTGTCTTAAACATGGGTTAATGTCGGTTGGATATTGTTTTGGTAAGTGTATAGGCCCGTTCTTTTAAGACAT